ACCGCGAAAAGCTGATGGTGCGCATGGCGATGGTGGCGCTGCTGACATCCATCATGGCGCTGCTGCTCACCTGTAGCCTCGTGGCATGCGCTGCGCCGATGGACAGCAACACCCACTTCGCACGACCGAAGTACGACCTCGGCACATCATCCAAGCCCACACCCGGCAAGCCCAGCGTGAGGCAGACATGGTGGAAGAGCCTGTGGTTCTGGCAACCGCAGACGACGAAGTATAAGCCAGAGCAGAGGCCATGATGGACATCATGCAGAACATCTGGGCGGCGATACCGAGCGCACTGAAGCGCTTCGTGGGCTATGGCGTCGCCAGCGGCATCGCCCTCGCCATCGTGCTCGCCATGTACCTATTCTGGGGCACGGGCTTTCTCCAAGACCGCCTCGGCATCATGGTCACCAAGAAGGACCTGAGCGAGCAGACGGAGCACCTGGCTGCCGTCAGCGACGAGGCCGTGACCAACGTGGTCAACGGCACCATCATGCAGTACGACCAGCGTCTGCGCGACTATCTCGCCTCCGAGCGGCAGCTCGCCAAGGACACCATCCTGCAACCCATCCTCACCAGCCTCGAGCAGCTCGACAAGAACCAGCGCGTCCTACAGCGCAGCATCGTGGCGATGAACGGCAAGATGGAGGACCTGCCCGGCGCGTTCGACGAGAAGCTGGCCCGCCTGCTGGTGGCGACCCAAGCAAGCGACAACACGCAGAAGCTCGATGAGCTGACGCAGATGATCCGGCAGCAGCAGGAGGAGCTACAGCTACTGCGTCAAGAAGTTCAAACGGGTCGCAAGACCTCCAAGGTGAAGATGTGATGAAGAGCGCGATGAACGACCACCTGTATCTGATAGGGCCGTGGGGATGGGCAGGATGGGCGCTGCTCGGCTGTGCGCTGCTGCTGTACTACCGCCTCTGGACATCCACCAGCACCGTGGAGCTGCGGCGCATGAAGGAGGAGCTGGCGAAGGCGCGAAGGATGATCGAGGAACTCCAGCGACTGGAGCACAGCCTGAAGAACAAGAACGACGAGCTGAACACGGCGCACGCCAGACTGCACGGCGAGTTCACTGAGTTGCGTGGGCAGTTCAGCCAGCTCAACGTCGCCTTCAGCCGGCAGGGCGAGATGGTCGGCAAGCTGATGGAGGACCTCAAGCGCGAGCGCGAGCTGCGCGACGACCAGTACGCAGAGCTGATGCGCACCAAAGCACAACACGGAGACCTATGAGCAACATCGTCGCCATCGCAACGAAGGAGGTCGGCTACTCCGAGACACCTACCAACAGCAACCGCACCAAGTACGGCAAGTGGTTCGGCCTCGACGGCGTGGCATGGTGCGGCATGTTCGTGTCGTGGGTCTACGATAAGGCAGGCGTGCCGCTCGGCAACATCGGCTTCACCAAGGGGTTCGCCGGATGCCAGACCGCGGTCGCCCACTTCCGCAAGAAGGGCATGGTGGTGACGGACCCGCAGCCGGGCGACATCGTCTTTTTCGATTGGAACAAGGATGGCCGCTACGACCACGTCGGCATCTTCGACTCCTTCCAGCCCTCGCGCACTATGTTCTGGAGCATCGAGGGCAACACGAGCATGACTAACCAGAGCAACGGCGGGCAGGTGATGCGCCGCGTTCGCAACTTCAAGTCCAATCCGGTGTTCGTCCGACCAAAGCACAAAGCCTGATGAGGGCCGCAGTCCTGTTCCTACTGGTGGTCCTCGCAGCCTGCTCCCAGCCCCGTAAGGCTGCGGAGCGGGGTTGTCGGAAGGCCAACAGGCACATGGCGAAGGCCATCATGCTGTGCCCCGACCTGCTGCGCACCGAGGCCCGCGTCGACACGGTGACCGTGGTGGTGGCCGGCGCGACGGACAGCGGGCAGACGGGCTACACGGCGGCGGACATGGACAGCATCACGGCCATGTGCAATGACCTGCTCAACACGATGATGGTGCGCAAGACCGATGAGCTGGAGGAGCGCGAGCGCACCATCGAGCGCATGCGCAGCGAGCTGTGCAAGCTCTCGCCGGTGAACGTGGCCGACAGCCTCATCGAGCTCAAGATCTGGACGCAAGGGCACGCCCTGCGCTACTGGTACCGCGTGCTGCCTCGCGTGGCTACTGCTGCGGTCACCACCCAGGTGCCGCAGGTAGTGTCGCAGGCGTGCCCCCCTGCCGGCGTCGCTCACTGGTACCGCACGGCCCTGTGGTGGACATGGGGGCTGATGGTCGCGGCCATGCTCATCTTCGGCGCCGTCATCCATCGCGACACGCGGCGGTGGAGGGCGGGCCTCATCCTCATCCTACTGCTACCATGACAACCTGCCCCACCTGTGGTGACGAGCTGCCCGAGGGCGCCGTCTGCCCGTTCTGCACGCCGAAGGAAAACGTCATCTCCGAGCTGATCAAGGCCATACGGAAGACCATCGGCCGGCAGTCGCAGAATTAATTTGTCGTTTCGTTCATAGGCCTATATTTGGCCCATGAAAAAACGAACACCAGGCAGGCCCAAGGGGCCAAGGGGGCCGCGCACACGGATCGTCAAGGTCTCGCTGCACCCGGATGAGCTGAACGCCATCCTCAAAATCACCAACGCGCCAGCGCAGTACCTCCGGGAGTCTGCGCTGCTGCAAGCAAGGTACAAGCCATGAGGAAGCCGATGGGAGGCACGACCTTCACCGGCGTGCAAGCCGCGTGCGCCATCATGATCGTGGTGGGCGCCAACACATGGGTCGACGGTGGCTGGGTGGCCGTGGCGGTGGCCGGTGTCATCGAGGCGGTCTTATTTAGACTGATTCTAAATTAGGGGTAGATGTTGCGCGGGCCATTTATTGGCCTACATTTGACCCATCAACGAGCAACACACACCATGAACGCCACCACCGAACTCCGCAAAGTCTACAAGGCCAACCAGTGTTGCGATGCTTCAGACTTTGAGTATGCCATCAGCGAAGTGAAGCGCATCGCTCATAATTACGGATGGACTCCATCGCTGCGTGCCCGATTGGTATCACTTGAAAGGGCGAAGGCATCCGCTTAAGCAACCACATAGGCCGGACCCGCTCCCCCATAGTCCTTTAAGTTGCAAGGGAGCGGGCCGGACCTAACCACACCAACCAACCAACACACACACCACGAACATGAGCTACGACCCCGCTTGGCCCAACACGGCACGATACCCAGTAGACTTCACCGCACAGCTAACCATCAGCCGACCGACTGACACCACCCAAGAAACCATCCAGGAGACCGAGGAGAACGAACTCGACATCCTGTGCAAGATCATCGAAGACGCCGGATACACCGTCAACCTGAACGAATGTTACCTTCAAGCCAAATGAGCACCACCAACGACAACTTCGAAGCCCTCTGGGCACGCCTCAAGGAGTCCATCAGCGAACGCCGTGAACCCGAAGCCGTCTACACGATGGGAGGGCCACTGACCCGCAACTACTTCCGGTTCGATACCAGCGAGGTGGAGCTTGACGAAAAGGACAGCCACATGGTATCGGCACATGCCGGCATGAATAGGGCAACGCTGTCGGCATACGCCAGGAAGGAGGACCTCATCGCCATCGCAGAACACTGCCTGCTCCGCGCGGCACAATTTGACCAGCCATGAGCAACACAAAGAACACGGGAGGGCCAGCGTTTCCGATCCCTGAGAATTACTGCGCTCCCGGCATGACCCTCCGCGACCACTTCGCAGGGCTGGCGATGCAGGGACATTGGGCGTCTCAGACTGAGGAAAGTTGCTCGCTTGACTGGATGTGCAGCAACCCCGAACTAGCAGATGGGCAGCTTCGCATTGTAGCAAAGCTGGCATATGCAATGGCAGACGCCATGTTAATCGCCCGCGAACAATGAACACCATCACCCCCCCACGCCCCGCACGGTCCTTCGCCATCTGGGTGCGCTACCTGGCGATCTACCACCGATGCTATGTCTCAAGCCGTTCACCATTCAACCACGCATCCGAATGAGCCTCACCAAGAACTCCGCCGCCTTCGACCGCTGGATGGAAGAAGACCGCGCCCTCGACGCATGCAGCTACCTACACTACCTCGAACACAAATACTTCAATGGAGACAGCAACCGAAGAGATGGTGTGGTCGATCATCAGACGCCTACAATCGGAGGACGGCGACCAGTTATCACCACGCGCCGTAGCCCGTATCCACGCCATTATCGACGACTGTAAGGTCGACTACTTTCCGGACACGGACAGCCAGACCAACCAAGCCAAGTGGCTGGCCGATCGCATCGAACGCAACAGCGCGTAGAGGGCGGCGCTCAACAGCCCCACATCAACAACACCGATACAATGAGCGACAAGAAGAATGAATCCGAACAGATGATACTGCGCAACGTCCGCGTGAAGTACGCCAAGGTCATCCGACCGGGCAAGGCCTACGACGAGAGCCAGCCCGACCTGTGGTCCGTCAGCATGTACGTGACAGATGAGGACCGCGACAACCTCATGGCCCGAGGCATCAACCCCAAGGAGGACAAGGAAGGCTCCGAGTACTGGATAGCCAAGCGCAACACCGTGAGCCGTGAGAAGGCAGCGGTGACGCCTCCGGTCATCGTGACCTCCAACAAGATGCCGTGGGGCGGTGAGGACATCGGCAACGGGTCGGTGTGCAACATCGCCGTGACGCTGTTCCCATGGGCCAAGAGCAAGACCCAGAAGGGGACGCTGCTCTACCTCAACGCCATCCAGGTGGTGAACCATGTGCCATACAGCTCAGGCGGTGGTGACGTGTTCGACGCGGTGCAAGGCAACACCGATACGCCGGTCACCTTCTGACGTAACCGGGGGCGGCAGATGGTCGCCCCCAACTACGCCATGATCTGGCCCATCATCATCGGCATGGTCCGCGCCGCAGTGCAGGACGCCGAGCGACGCATCAACCAACGCATCGGACGATGGCTCTCACCGCGCCGATACAAGTAACCACCCACGATGACAGACCCGAAGTACTTCAACGTCAGAGAGGTGCGCTGCTGGATCACGGGCGGCAAGCCCAAGCACAAGGAGCGACAGCCCGACACCCGACAGCGCAAACGATACAACACTTGGACCCACCATGTATAGCATCACCGTCCCCAGCGACTGCCACCTGCCCACCGACAAGGTCTGGACGCCGGAGCCAGGCTCCAAGGAGTACCAGAAGCGATGGGACGGGTGGCGTCCCAACTTCGAGCCGGACGCCCTCGACCTGTTCGCCCGCGCCGCCGACCTGCTCAAGCACAGCAGACCCATCGTGATCAAGCTGTCCGGCCCCAAGAAGTACACGCCCCTCAAGACGCACTGGTCGTCCAACGTCATGTGCATGCACGCATCAGCCGATGCCGACAACGTCGTGTCTGGGGAGGTCTTCAACAAGGTGCTCGAGGATGAGCGGTGCCGGTCATGCGAGTATTGGTTCATGAACGCATAGAAGTATTATACTTGCACCACGCTGGGCCAGCAGCAATGAACAACGAACCAAAACATCGCCCCTCACGGGCATCTGAAGCACCCTGGCCGGTGTGGATGATGACTGTGGGGGGCGTACCCTTTCAATGACAGATTACGAGAAGTTCTTAGAGGCCAAACGGCATCGACCGGCCAACTATGGCATCGAGCCACACTACCTACCGGATGGGATGTTCGACTATCAACAGCACGTCACAGAGTATGCCATCCGAAAGGGCCGGTGTGCTGTGTTCCTTGACACGGGGATGGGCAAGACGCTCATCGAGCTGACGGTGGCAAAGAACTACCGAGAACACACAGGCAAACCCACGTTGATACTGACCCCGCTTGCGGTGGCCTTTCAGTTCATCAAAGAGGCTGCGAAGTTCGGCATCACCGACATCCAATATAGCAAGGATGGGAAGCACGATGCCGAAATTGTGGTTTGCAATTACGAACGCTTGGACAAGTTTAACTCCGACGATTTTGGGTGTGTTATCCTTGACGAAAGCAGCATACTTAAGAACTTCGATGGGGCCATCAAAGCAGAGGTCACACAGTTCATGCGCAAGGTGGGATATCGTTACCTGTTTACGGCCACGCCAAGCCCTAACGACTTCATCGAATTGGGTACCAGTTCGGAGGCGTTAGGGTACATGGGATATACCGATATGCTTGGGCGGTTCTTTACCAACAATGAAGGAGGAACGCTTGCCCCTCAGAACATCGGCACCAAGTGGATTCTGAAGGGTCACGCGGTTGATGGGTTCTTTGCTTGGGTCAGTTCGTGGAGCGTGTCTGCCCGCAAGCCTTCGGATATTGGCTTTGATGACAGCCGTCACGTATTACCCGCGTTGAACGTTGTACGGCACAGCGTTAAGAACGACGAGAACCTTGTGGTGGATGGGCAGATCCAGTTGTTCAACCAGATTGCACGTCGCTTGACGGAGGTCAGGGTTGAGAATAAACAGACCGTTCAGAAGCGTTGCGACAAAGCTGTTGAGTTGACCGCTGGCCACGATTGCTCCGTGTATTGGTGCAACCTAAACAACGAGGGCGATCTAATTGAAAGCATGGACAAGGAAGCGGTCCAAGTGAAGGGAGGTATGTCTATCGAAAAGAAGGAAGAGATCCTACTTGCGTTCAGCGCCGGAGAAATAAAGCGCCTAATCACCAAGCCCAAGATTACCGCGTTCGGACTGAACTGGCAGCACTGCGACCACACGGTCTATTTCCCCACCTTTAGCTATGAACAGTACTACCAGTCCATCCGCCGTTTCTGGCGCTTCGGACAGCAACGCGAGGTAACTGTTGACCTTGTGTTCTCCGATGGCCAGCAGCGCGTACTTGACAGCCTTGTGGCCAAGACAGAAAAGGCCAATGACCTGTTCAACAAACTTAACAGTGCCATCAACAGCGACTTCAAAGACAGCATCGTACGTTTCGACCAACCCGTTCAACTTCCAACCTTCCTACTCTAATGGTAAAAGATCAGACCATCACGGACAAGTTCGCTCTATACAACAGCGACTGCATGTACCTACTGCCTCAGTTGCCGGACGCATCGGTGGACATGAGCGTTTACAGCCCACCGTTCGCAGGTCTGTACAATTACAGCAGCTCAGAGAACGACTTTAGCAACTGTGATACGCCTCAACAGTTCCTTGAGCAGTACGAATACCTGATTGATCAGATTGCAAGGGTCACGAAGCCGGGTCGGATTACTGCGGTTCATTGCACCGATGTGATGAACAGTAAGACGGAGGCCCTGTGGGACTTCCCACACGAAATCATCCGCCTCCACGAAAAGCACGGGTTCACGTACCGTAACCGGATTACCATCTGGAAGGAGCCGTTGAAGGTTCGGATGCGTACCATGGTGCGTTCGCTCATGCACAAGCTAATCGTAGAGGATAGCACGGAATGCTTCACGGCCATGCCTGACTATCTGTTGGTGTTCAAAAAGAAAGGGGAGAACGCGGTTCCGGTTACACACGAACGCGGCCTATCGAAGTACTTCGGTAGCCAGCCTATCCTTCCGTACATGGGCGACAAGTACGGAACCTTTGAAGATCTGAAAAAGAAGTACAAGGGATGGGAGGATCCGAAGACCAACAAGCTGTCGCACATCATCTGGCAGCGGTACGCTTCAAGCGTATGGGATGACATCCGCATCGACAACGTTCTGAAGTATAAAGAGGCGCGGGACAGTGACGATGAAAAGCACGTTCACCCGTTGCAGTTGGATGTAATCTATCGGTCTGTGGAACTGTGGAGTAATCCTGGCGAGACTGTGCTGACCCCATTTATGGGCGTAGGGTCCGAAGTCTACGGGGCTGTGGCTTTGGGACGAAAGGGCATTGGGATTGAACTGAAGGACAGCTACTATCGACAGGCGGTTAAGAACTTGGAGAACATCCAAGACGTTGCCGACATCGACCAGATTTCCATCGACTTCGATGCGGAAGTGGCGATGTAATGACGGCAAGTACCTGCGGGGCGTCCCCTTTTTACACATGCTCAACGCTTTACACTTTACACTTCGCTCCTTATACCCTTTATATAGCATATGGCACACAGGGTGGGT